ACAAAACGCTGTAAAGAAATGGGCTGATGCAGATGCAAACCCAGTAGAAGAAATCGAAAAATACCAAGAGGAAGCCAAAGGCAAAGGGTATAGTTATACCACTATCACTATGAGCCGTGCGACTCTTAATCAGGTATTGAAGAACAAAAATACACGTGCTTTTGTGTTAGGTGTTCCTATCAACGCTACTACCATTTTACCTGATGTACGTTTGGAACAACTTAATGCTGAACTTGTTGAACGTGGATTGCCTATTATCAAAGTATGGGAGTCTTATGTAAGTGTGGAGGGTAAAAATGGAGAGATAACAGTAGCTAATGGTTGGGAAGAGGGTAACGTTTTATTCTCTACTTCAGCATTGTTGGGTACTACTCAATATACTACTACTCCTGAATTTACAATGAGCTTTGCTGATGTGATGAGTAAATCTGTTAAGGATAATTTTATTTTGGTAAATACTTTTGGTCATCAGGACCCTATATTAGTATCTACCAAAGCTACAGCGTTCGCTACTCCTGTATTGAACGATAGTAAACGTAAACTTATCATCAAAACAAAGTTCTAAAATGACAGCGCAAGCGTATATTGATGAAAAACTTAAACTCTGGAATGTAGAATACCCCACAACTCTACTCATTGCAGAAATGCAACGGGTAGGTTTGGGGCTTTCTGATGAGTTCAACGAGGAGAACGAGAGAAAAACCAAGTTGTTTTTCTATAATCTCATTCCTGAACTCTTATTGCGCCCAGTGTCCTTTTCTGAAGGTGGTTTATCTTTTTCTTATGACAAATCAGCTATTACAGCCTTTTACAATTTGCTTTGTAAGCAGTTAGGTAGAGTCAATTTATTAGAGGAAAAAGCCACTGTAAGAGATATTACCCACTTATTCTAAAATACTACAAGGAAATGAAAATATACCCATACCTATTAAAGGTGAAAGCATCTCAAGAGCCTACTATCAATGAGGACGGCATACCTACCTATCCTACTGACCCTATCGAGTGGAAAGAAATAGGTTTTTGCCGTGATGAGATAGCAGGAGCGGGGCAAAAGATAAGCAAAGTAGATGGTCAAATCTTCGATTGTACCGCTACTATCTATGCCCCGAAAGGAACGCCTACCATAGCAGCAGGCACCACGGTTCAGGTAGTAGATACTGAGGGTAATATCCGCCTTGAAAAGCAGGTAATACGTTTTTCCACTGATTATTTCCATTGCCGTATATTCGTATGATAACACCACAATTTAACTCGAATGATATAGAACGTATATTACATGAGAAAATAGAAAAATATCACCAAAAAGTAATACGTATCCTTCGTATTGTAGGAGAAAAGTGTATCAATGAAGCTCGTGAGTATGGTAGCTATCAAGACCAAACAGGTAACCTCCGTTCATCCATTGGGTATATTGTTTTGAAAGATGGCAAACCCATTGAAAAAGGAGGATTTGCACCTACTGAAAGAGGAACAAAGAAAGGAAAAGACGGACAAAAAGAGGGTGAAGTATTCATCAATAAAGTAATATCTCAATACCCAAAAGGTTTTGTATTGGTAGTAGTAGCAGGAATGAAGTATGCAAGCTATGTAGAAGCTCGTAATTACAATGTACTTTCATCAGCTGAATTATTAGCCGAAAAAGAAGTTCCAAAACTATTAAAAGCATTATCGCAATGAAAAAAATAACATCACAAATAGAAAATGAAAAAAACAGCCTCACAAATAGAAAGCGATGTTTACAAGTATTTCAAGGACAAGATAAATCCCCTTATAAATGGTCAGACATACAGATTGGGGGTGCGTCCGCTGAACTCACAGAAAGAGGATTGTGTAATAGCGTTCCTATCAGGATTAGATGGCGAGTATCAATCAGGTATGTTTAACATCAATATTTTTGTTCCTAAGGTAAAGAATAATGATAATCAGTATATGAAAAACTTCGTACGTTGTGAAGCTATTGAGGGCGCTTTAATGCCTATCATTGAAGAAGCTAAAACAGCCTTGCGCAACTATAAACTAACACTTCATCAGATGATACAAACCTTTGAGGACACAGATATTAAGCAGTTTTTCATCAACGCAAAAATAAAATTTAGGTATAACACATTTAACGGGTAGCGCCCGTAAGCAATTAATCATTAACAATTAATCTTTTATATTATGGCATATACAGATAACAACGCCACCGCTTGGGGAGAAATAGAATTTAAGTTTGGTGCGCCAGGAGCAGGAGGCGCTATGGGTACTGTCCTTAAAACATTGGGGGTTGTAAAAGACGATAGCGGTTATTCCATCGAAAAAGAAGATGGAAAAGAATATAAGTGGACTGCTATTGGAGGGAAGGTTATTGACCAGATGAAAGGAGAACCTACCTACAAGATTAAACTTGTAGTTAAGAACCTTAATAAGGCTCTACTCTCTGAAATTTGGGATGTAACAGAGACCGGAGATAAACTTGCGGTTAACTCTTTTTCTTCTACTAAGAAATTCTCAGTAGCTATTGTTCCTAAAAATTCAGGAGCTGAAAAATTGGAAATTCCTTACTGCTCTATCAGTGGAGGATTTATATACAGCACCGATTCAGGGTATGAAGTTGAGCTTGAAATCACTATCCTTAGTCCTGGTGCAGGCAAACCTTATTTCACTATCGAAAAAGTAGCGTAACCTATGGAGGAAAAAGTAGCACAAACCCTACTTGAAGAACCTACAACAGTAACCATTGGGGGCGAAGCGTATCAAGTCGCTCCGCCCTCTATTTTTACCCTTGTAAGGGCTTCAAAGTACATCAGTAAAATACCCACTGACACTATTAGTGAGGGGAATATATTCGGTTCAATTATACACAACGCTGAAGACTATGAAAATATAGCTTGGGCTATATCAGTAATTGTATTAGGTAATGATTTTACCGAAGTAGAAACTTATCCTAAATGGCAGTTTTGGAAAAGAAAAAAGAGCATAACCAAAGGTGAAAACCTCGTTAAAAAGTTAATGAAAGCTCCTATTACAGAAGTAACAGATGTTTTTTTTAAAGTGTTAGGACAAATAGATATACGCCCTTTTTTTGTCATTACCACTTCCCTCAAAGGAATGATGATAACCAAGCCAACGAAGGAAGTGGGGAACGAAATGACAGCATCTGGGGGCTTGTAGGTTCATTTGCTAAACAGTACAGGCTTCCTTTTGATTATGTACTGAAAAAAATGAGTTATGCAAATGTAATGCTTTATAGTGCTGTTATTCCATCTTATGATTATGATAAGGATAAAGACACTAAAAAAGCACCTCAGAAATCAGAAAAACGTACCAATTATGGGGATTTTCTCAAAGGAATAAAACAATTCACCCAATAATGCGAGATTTACCTATAATCTCGCATTATTACTTAAAAAACTAAATAGTATGCAAACCAATGATGGAGCTTTATTATTCCAAGTAAGAGCCGACATATCTAATGCACAAAGAGATATTGAGGCTATTAAAAAGCAATTCGAGCAAATGACACGCAAAGCCGTTGAAGAGGGCAAAAAGCAAGCCGATGTATGGCAAAACCTCCTCAAAGGTGCAACCGCTTATTTTACACTACAAGGGGCGCAATCCTTCATTAGTCAAATGATAGCTGTACGTTCGCAATTTCAACAGCTTGAAATATCTTTTGGGACGATGTTAAAGAGCAAGGAGAAAGCTAATGCCTTAATGGCGCAAATGGCGGACCTTGCATCTAAAACTCCTTTCGGATTAGAAGAAGTATCTGAAGGAGCGAAACGTTTACTTGCTTTTCAAGTGCCTGCGGAGGAAGTAACGGAAACACTTAGACGTATGGGCGATGTAGCTTCAGGAGTAGGTGTTCCTATGGGGCAACTTATTCACGTGTACGGGCAAGTAAAAGCGCAAGGGCGTTTATTCGCTAATGATTTGTATCAGTTTATGAATGCAGGTATTCCTATTATTGCTGAATTGAGTAAGGTTGTAGGTAAGAGCGAAACTGAGATTAAAGAAATGGTTTCAGCGGGTAAAATAGGCTTTCCTGAGGTGCAAGCGGTTATCAAGAATATGACTGATGAGGGAGGACTGTTTTTTAATCTAATGGCAGAACAAAGTAAGTCATTAGGAGGTCAAATATCCAACCTCAAAGACAACTTTGACCAAATGCTCAATGAGATAGGAAAATCAAGTGAGGATATTGTTTCAGGAGCAATAAAAGGAGTGTCTTTTTTGGTAGAAAACTATCAAACATTAGGCAAAATCATAGCTGGGCTTATTGTTACTTATGGGACTTATAAGACGGCAATAATTGTACATAATGCTCTTATAGCTCTCAATACTCAACTTACTAATGGTTGGACCGTTGCACAACTCGCCCAATACAGAGGGCTTTTGTTGTTAGAGAAAGCCCAAAAACTCCTCAATGCTACTATGCTTGCTAATCCTTATGTATTGGTAGCTACTGCAGTAGTGGGGTTAGGTGTAGCCCTTTGGACTCTAAAGGATAACACTAATTTAGCACGAAAAGCACAAGAAGATTATAATAAGGAGAAAGAACAAATCATAGATAATGAAAAAGCTCATAAACAACGTATTGATGAGCTTATAGAAAGTGTTAATAATCAAGCATTAGCGGATACAGACAGACAAAAGGCACTTATAGCTTTGCAAAAAGAATATCCAAAAATATTTGAAAAATATGACATTGAGACTTTAAAACTTGCTGATATACTCAAACTTAAAAAGGAGATAGCTAAAATAGATGAGGAAAAAGGGAAGGAGTCTCGAAAAAATAGCCAGCAGAGGTATAAGAATAATGCAGATACTTTATTAAAGATAGGTAAAGGAGAAATAAAAGGAGGTTTTGATGCTATAGTGAAAAACTCAGACCTTGATAAAGATATATCAAAAGCTTTTGGTAAGTATTGGCGTTATAATCCTATGTTGGATTTTAGAGAAATTTATCAATATTTTGTTGAAAAAGAGAAAGTCGCAAAGAACGATGTTAAGGGGGATGCTGTAGCTTCTTGGGCATCAAATCTTAAGAACCTATCAGAGGAGCAGGTAAAGAAAGAATTAGAGCATAGGCAGAAACTCATTGCGGACTTGCAAAAGCAAAAGAAAGCAGGTAACAAATGGGCTTCACACGGGGTTAATTTTGGAGGTGATTGGTTTGCTTTCAACGAAGAGGAACTACAAGCGCAATCAAAGACATTGCAGGCTCAATTAGACAAGCTCCACGAGCAGACATATAGTTATACTGACCTTTCCAAGAAGTATGCCGATGCTGTTAAAAAAGCCGAGCAGGAGCTTGCAGACATCACCAATAACAAGGTTGGTTATAAAACTGAAAGTGACTATCAGAAAGCTGTTGCTGAAGCTAAGGAGAAACTTAAACAAGCAAAAAAAGTATATGATGATTTTTCAGTAGGTAATGATAAAAAAGCAAAAGCCACCAAAACCAAATCCGAACTTCCTACTTTTGACCAAGAAGCACACTTGCTACAGACTCAAAGAATTGCTATTGACAATGAATTAGCAGAGCAAAAGAAAGGAGTAGATGCTTTGCAAGATGGCTATGATAAGGAATTAGCTCTTATTCACTATTTCTACGATGAAAAAGCTGAAGCTATTCGTAGAGGTGGAGAGGATGCTCGTATTGCTTTAGAAAAAGAACGAGCCAACAGCAAAGGATTAATGAGTAATGAGACTTATAATGCTCGTCTTAATGCAATCAATGAGAATGAAATGATAGCTAATGAGCAAAATAATGCCCTTAAGACTCAACAGGAACAAAAGTTGTTTGATGGATTGTTAGAAAAGTATCAAACCTATACAGACCAGCGTAAAGCCATTGAAGAGAAATATAATGCTGATATTACCGCTTTACAAGCTAAGTTAGGTGCAGATGCTCCACAAGTAAAGAAAGCCCAAGATGAAAAGGCTCGTGAGCTTAAGAAATTGGATATACTCTACAAGAAAGAAGGTACAGCCATTGCAAAATTGTTTGACAACCTACGTAAAAAGACTGTTAAGGAGATACGTCAAACCATAGCAGACGCCGAAGCCGAAATAGAAGCCTTAGCAAGCACACTTGATATGAGCGACAACGCCAATGTAGAGTTTATAACAAACCTTCGTCAGCAATTAGGACAAGTAAGAGACACGGCAGAACGTAGTGATACTGCCTTTGGCAGGCTTGGTAAGAATATTCAAACACTATTTAAAGCCAAACCCAATACAGCCGAGTGGCAAGAAGCCTTCAATGGAATGCTATCATCAGCGCAATCTATTACAGGCGAATTTGCTCAATTAGGACAAGAGTTTGAAAAGTTAGGACAGAGTACAGGAAATGAGAGTTTGAAGCGTATAGGACAAACAATGCAAAACGTTAGTAACGTACTCAACAGAACTGCATCATTTGCTCAAATAGGAAGTGCGGCAGGTCCCTGGGGAGCCGCTATTGGTGCTGTAGTAGGTCTTATAACTTCTGGATTTGAGAGTGCCGCTAAAGCTCGTATGGAACATGAAAAAAAATTACAAGAAATAGCCAACTCTAAGATAAATCAACAAAGCGAATATAATAGGCTTTTGTATGAAGAACGAATGCTACACAAGGAGAATACTTCTGTATTTGGGACAAAGGAGGTTGCTACCGCTCTGTACTACCTAACAGAATATAGAAACCAATGGAACTCCTTACAGAAAGATATTACAAGCGGACTATCTGAAGAAAGAAGAAACTACCTCAAAGAAGGAATGGTAAAAGGATTTAACCCTTTTTCAAAATCAAGTAAAAAAGAGTGGGAAGAAAAAGTATCTGAGTTAGTAGCAAAACAGAGCAAACTTCAAAATATAATGGTAGCAGATGGTAGCCATACTACAGGGGTTTTGTGGTGGAAAAAAGCTCATACAATTTGGAAAAGTATTATAGATGTACACCCTGAATTAATCAAGGCTAATGGAGAATTTAATAATGAATTGGCAAAAAGCATCGTTAAAAACAAAGAGTTTGGAGGTAGTGGAAAACAAGCATTACAGGATATTATTGATAGTTATGAACGTGCTCAAGAAGCTCAAAAGAAATTCGATGAATATGTAAAAAATACTTTTGGAGAACTTGGTACTTCTGTGATTGATAGTGTTTATAATGCTCTTCAGAAAGGAGAAGATGCCTTTGAGAGTTTTGCTAAATCGGTAGGAAATGTAATAGGCAAATTAGGAAAACAATTAGCTTATGAACTTTTTGTTGCAGACCATTTTAAAAGGTTACAGGAAAAAATAACACAAGCAGAGAAGAATAATAATGGTAGCGAGGATTTTGCTCGAAAATCCTCTCAGATTGTGAGTGAATTTGGTAACGCAATGAAAAGTAAGGTTTCTGAAATGGAGACATTCCTTAAGCAATGGAATGATATGGGTAAAGCAAACGGATTTGAATTTCTTAATGAGCAACGCAAGGCTACAGAAAAAGGTTTTGCAAGAATGAGCCAAGATACAGGAGAGGAACTTAATGGACGTTTTACACTTATGACGGCTTTAGAGAAGCAAACAGTTGATAGTATAAAGGAAATGCATCAATCTTTCGTGAGTCTTTCAGAAAAGCAAATAAGACACCTTGCAGGGATAGAAGCTAATACCTACCAATTACACGAAATGAAGAAAGACCTTGCTAATATGAAAGCTGGCATTAGTGAGATTACCACTAAAGGCATTAAGATAAGGTCATAATAAAAGCCCCATAATTGGGGCTTTTCTATCTCCATTGGTTAAAAGCATTTATAAAACTTTTTATCTCTTCATATTTATTAATAATAGTTGATTGAGGCTTTAAATTATCAATAAGTTTGTTAATTTCTGCTTGCTGACTATCAATCCAACGAGGAGTTCCAAAACGATTGTTTTTAAGAAAATATTCTACTTCTTTATAGACATCTTCATTACCTTTAGACACTTCTAAAGCCTTTAATGTATTTATCCAAAAGTCAAACTCCTTGTTTTTATTCAAACGATTGTTTAGACTTGTTTTTGCCAACGCAAAATAAATTAGAGCGTCTTTTTTATTTTGCTCATTAGCTTTTTCCTTTTCTTTTTGGTCTTGTTGTTCCTTATTAGGCTCATTCTTTTGAGGTTCTTGATAATCCTCATTTTCTTTTACAATCACTTTGCAAGAAGATTTTAACTTTCCAATAGTAGCCGTAATCGTACAAATTCCTGATTTTAAACCTGTCAGTTCGCCTCTTTCAACAATAGCTATATTTTTATCACTTGTTGTCCATTCTATATTTTCAGTGGCGTTTGTAGGTGTAATACTATATTGTATAAGTTTAACATTTCCTACAGTAATAGACAACTCATTAGGTAGTGATATGCTTTGAGCCTCTACATCACTAACAATGATAGGAATTTTTTTAGTTATATCTTTTTGAGAGTTTGAAGCTATAATCAGTAGATTTGTAGTGCCTTTTATTACTCCAAATATACGATAGTTACTATGTTTATCTGCAACACGAGCTATTCTATCATCTTCAATTTCAACTCTTTTTATATGCCATTTAGGCTCATTTAGCCTGATAGTAATATCCTCTGGAACTCCAATTTTGACAGATATTGGGTTGTTAGATACAATAATTTCAGGCAATCTTTCTTCCTCTTTGTCGTTCTTCGAGCACCCAAAAGCGATTAACCCTATAATAAGCAATAGTACTTTTTTCATTTGTTATGTAATTAAGTTAGTAAATTTCAACTGTATGTAATAGGCGCTCCTTATGAGTGTAAATATCGTCCAAGTTGTCAAGGAGTGCCTTATTTAACTGGGTACAAAATTAAGAAATTATAAAGAAATATGAAAGAAATTTAACACACTAAATACGAGATACGTTTTTAAACAAGGAATGTTGATAACTTAGTAAGAAAATTATATACAATTTCAAATAAAAATTATATATTTGCACCGTAAAAAAAATATCTCTGTTGCAGCAGAGATATTGATAAGGAGGGTTGCTTTAAATTTTATATTTTATGATTGTAAACAACTCTTTAGGGTGTGCAAATGTACAAACTTCCGTACAATTTTGCAAACGAAAAATAGCGAAAAAGGAAACTTTTTTGGCTGAGTGCTCTGAATTGGTTATACGCCAATTCTTTACTGCTTTTCATAAGGCTAAGGATTTATTCAAGAAAGCAATGAGTAAGTACCCGCCCGATTCGAGAAGTAGAGGTTTTGAAGCAAGTACTTTTCAGACTTGCATTATTGGAGAACTCCAAAAAGCCTTTCCAAGTGATTGGAAATTTTGGAAATACAAGCGGTTTGCTTTAAGTATGAAAGGGTATTCTTTTCTTATCAAGAAATTGGACAAGAAAGAAATGCCAATGAACATTCGAACCAAAGCAAACAATTCTATCTTAAACCAAGTGCAAACACTTATTTTTGACCACACTGTGTACGAAAATCCTATTATTTTCTTTGGGTGGCAAAAGAGTAAGTTTGGCGAGCTAATGGCGCCACACTTTGTTTATATAGACGAGGAAAAAATACAGTGGCGTTTTTACGAAGAAGAACTTCCCTCTGTTATTATTCCTACTATTTCAGTGCCTAATTCTAACGATAGATTGCTACCAAAGGTAAAAGAGCAATCTAAGAAGAAAAAGGCTAATTAATGTATAACCTGCAACCCTCTTTATCATTTTACACCTTATTAAAACCAAAAGAAAATGAAAGTTAATCACTCACAGCTTACCCTTGCCAGAGAGTATAGGGGGCTCACACAAACGGAATTGTCAAAAGCGGTGCAAGGGCTTTCACAATCTAACTTATCCAAGTTTGAAAAAGGACTTGGTGGACTTTCTGATGAACTTTTAGGGAAAATATTTGAGACCCTCAATTTTCCTAAAGAGTTCTTTGCCAAAAAGATAAATATTGACTTAGCGATAGCAAATTATCGTAAAAAATCATCTATATCAAAGACACTCCTACAGGACTTTGAGACTTCGTGCAAGTTTATAGGCTATCTCATAGATGAAATGGCTGACTCTGTAGATTATCCTGATTTTTCCTTAGTTACATTAGACTTAGAAGAGGGATATACCCCTGAAGAAGTAGCTATATTTACAAGGAAAAACTTTAGAATAGCACCCGATGAGCCTATACACGATATTTTCAAAGTGATAGAGAATAAGGGAATTATTATATATGAACTCAATACTAATGAAAAGTTTGATGGAATCTCATTTTTTACTCCTAAAGGGTTTGCGGTTATAGTTATAAATAAACATTTTACTAATGATAGGAAACGATTTACATTAGCTCACGAGTTAGGTCATTTGGTTATGCACTGCTCCCCTGATTTTCCTATACCCATTGGCAGAAACAAGGAGCAAGAAGCTAATGATTTTGCTTCGGAGTTTCTAATGCCAAAAAGTGCTATAATAAAGTCTTTGGGAAACCTCAAGGTGTCCGCTCTTAGTGCTTTAAAAAATTATTGGCTGACTTCAAAGGCTTCTATTGTCAAACGAGCACAATCATTAGGGGTAATAGATAAGGATAGATACCAATTTCTCAATATTGAGTTGAGCAGGAGTGGAGAGAAGAAAAAAGAAAAAGATACTGTTTCTATTGATTACCCTCAAATATTTAGCACATCTGTAGGGTTGCACCTAAAGGAGCTTGGTTATACAGAGAATGAGCTTGCAGGCGCATTCTCGCTTCCTCTTGATATTATACAAAAGTATCTTTTGCAACAACCTTTTGCGGTTATAAAACCTAAACTTAAAGTAGTTACAGAATAAAGAAAGCCCCAATTATGGGGCTTTTATGTTTTACCAAGATTGTTTAATAACTTTTTTAGTTTTGGAAATTACATCATCTGAAAAATCCTCAAAATATTCTGTTGTTATAAAATTTAGATTATTCAATTAAGGCACAAAATTAAGAAATTATAAACGTTTAAAAAAACAATTTAACATAAAAAAGAATTTTAATGTTTATTTTTATAATATAACTCCCAATGGTCTAAAAGTTTTTGAGCGTGTTCTTTTGGTGTTACTTTTATATATTTTAAAAAACTTGCTTCTGTAGTGTGTCCTGTTATTTTCATTATAGAAAGTGTAGGGAAATTCATTAAATAAAGATTGGTAGCAAAAGAGCGCCTACAAGTATGAGAGCTTATTAGTTGCCATTTTTCATATACTCCTTTTTCTTTACGCCGTGTTTTAGGGTTCATTAATGTGCCTTCAATAGGTTGTGTTAATCCTATAATTTTACCTATTTGTTTAATTAAAAAATTAAATTCTATTTCAGATAAAGGTGAAGGCATACCTCGTTTTTTTATTATTTCTTTTATATGGTGATGTAAAGGAATGACAACCTTTGCTCCAGATGTGTTGCGGGTCTTTTTGGGTTCTACTTCTATAAATTTACTTTCGGGGTTAATGGTAGGTAAATGCATAAAATCAGAAACTCTCAATCCTGTCCAAACACCTATAATCATTAAATCTCTTGCGTTTTCGAGATTTTTATTATCTGAGAAATCATAATTAAAAAGGGTTTCAATTTCACTTTCAGAAAGGACTACAGCTATAGTTTTTTCTTTCATTTTAGTAAAATCTTCCAAGTCTGAACTAATATTGTATCCTTGTTTTTTTGCTATTTTTAATAAAATTTTGATAATAGAAACATATTGTCCTATTGTGTTAGGTGAGTTTTTGCGTACGGAATAGCAATAATTAATAAAATTTGTATTTATAGAAGAGTTATATTCTTCTATTTTGATTCGTTTTTTTAAATTTTGCTCAAAATCGTTTAGGGTATTACAAGTTTGAGCATATTGATATATTATAGATTTTGTATATATTTTACCTGTATTTTGATTAATTTCTTTTCGATTATTTTGTATAAAATTATCAATAAAATCGGTAAAAAAAATGAATTCCTTTTGACATTTTTCGGGTTTAAATTGCTTGTCAAATGCTTTTTTTAGTTTTTCACGAGTAACTTTTTCGTTATTAAGTTTGAAATTATCCAAAATAGTAACTAAGAAGTCGTTATATTGCATTATATAAGTAGTGATTTTCCGAAGTCTTGCGCCATCTTGTCCTTTTTTATTTTTTGGAGCACGAGCGGAAAAATCCCAATCGGAAGGGTGTATTACTTCTCCTGTGGAATATTTAAATATTTTTTTTTCATCAGCGATGTAATACTGAATAATGATTATTGTTTCTTTGTCATTATTAGGTTCTTTTAGATAGAAAAACATATGATTGATATTTTTTGCAAAGTTAGAAAAAGAGTAAGTATAAGGGTAAGTAATTATAT